GACAAACAGGATTCCAAAGTGCACAAGCAACTGGATTAGGTGAGTTTGCGAGACAACAAGCAGCTAAAAGAACTGGAGCTCAAGGTCTTATGGGTATAGGTGTTGGCAGAGGTAGTGCTGCATCTGACTTAGGTAGACAGTTGGCTGGATACGGAAGCCAAATTGGTGGTTTAGGATCAACACAAGAACAACTTAGAGCAGGTCAACGAGGTGAATTAGCTGGCTTTGGTGGTACAGGAAGAGGTATTGCTGAGACTGGTTTAGGCAGAATCTATCAACAGCAATTAGGACAACAACAAAGACCACTAGGTGTATTAGGACAAATTGGTTCTATGTTACCAGGCTATCAAGCATCACAAACACAGATTGACTCTGGATACGGTATGCCAACAGATCCTTCAGCAGCAGGACTAGGTGCAGCATTTAGTGCTTACGGTGCTTTAGCTCCTAGACAAGGACAAAGCTAATGAACTTTATGAATCGTAGAATGTTTCAAGCTGGTGGCTCTGTTACCTATGCAGATGGTAAAACACAAACTTTTGATGTAAACACATTTCAACAAAAAATAAATACTTTACCTGATAACGATTTATTTGCTTTAAAGAACAGTGCTGATGCAGGTCAGATAGTATTTTCTCCAGAACTAAAATCTATATTAGATCAAGCTACGGAAAGAAAGGCTATGCCATTTACACAAAATATTGGTATGAAGCCAGCAAGCATGAGCTCAACACTTCAAGATTATGGAAAAGTTCTTTTAGGTACTTCTCTAGGACCGCTTGCAAGTGGTTTAACTAGAAATATATTTTCTGAAGAACAATTAGAAACAATGCCGATAGCACAAAGTATTGCTCAATATGATTCTCCTTTTTATGGTGAAGGTCTTGAAGGATTTAAAAGAGCTGCAGATAGAGCTGGTAGAACTACAGAAGAGTTAGAGGGAATAATTAGAAAATCTGGTGATATACAAGACTTTACAAAAGACATTGAAGCTATAGAACAACCTGTAGTTGAAGCTGTAGAAACAAAAGATGTTTTAGATCAACCATCCGTTATTGAAGAATTACCAACACTAGGCCCTGTTACAGGTAGCGAAACATTAGGTGTGATGAGTCCATCTGAAATAAAAAGTAGGCAATTAGCTTTTGAAAAGTCTATGATTGGTAGAGATGAATTTGGCAACCCTTTACCTGAAGGCAGATTGTTACAAGACCCAACTATTGCAAAAGCCTTAGAAGAACTAACACCAATAGAATCCTTGGTTGATATCGATAAAACAGAGGCAGACAGTTTATTACAAACGCAAGATAAGTTTGACGGCAAGTTTGACATACCAAAAATAGAATTAGACAAAGTTGATACTACAGTAAGAGAAGAAGAATTAAACACAGCCAAACCTCCTGTAATACCAAAAGAGACAACTGGATTATTTGGCTCAGATAGATTTCTTGACTTTATTAGAAATGTTGGTGGTGAACTAGCAAGAACTGGACAAATGGGAGAAGGTCTTGCACTTGGTGCAGCTAAAGCTGGTGAAGAAAGAGCAGCTAGAGATTTAATGGAAGAACAAGAGAAGAAAAAATACGAAAGAGATTTAAATCTTGCGGTGGCTGTAGAAAAAGCAAAATCTGCTGGAGACAATGTTCCTGACATTATGAAACCAGATAAAATACTAGAGCTTAATAACAATGTTAAAAGAGACATAACTGACTTTCAAGGTGGATTAGCAGGTGTTGGATTTGTTGATTATGCTATAGAAATAATTGAAGACGCAGAAGCAACTGGCAAACCTGTTGGTGGACTTGGTGGTTTCTTAGCAAGTTTAGTTGATAAAGGATACGCTTTTGTTGGTATGGGTAAAAACTTTGATAGTTTATCAGCAGACTCTAAGGTAGCAGAATTAACCAAAGTTGTAAAACAAAAGAACCTACAAGCTATTCTTGGTGAATCAGGTAGAACAATATCAGACAAGGATAGGGAAATAATAGAAAGAGTGTTTGGTGACTTGTCTGTGTTTGAAAGTGTAAGTTCAGTTCTAGGTAAACTAAAAGAATCAAGACGTGGACTAGCTGCAAATAACGCTGAAAGATATAGCAACATACAAACAAATAGTGCATTTTTAGGTCGACAAGGAATTGATGGTCAAACATTTTACACACAATTGTTGCCAAGCTTACAATCTATACTTGGAATTGATCCCTATGCATCTCAGTCAGCATCTGCAAGAGCCACCTTTGGTGGTCAGCCAATTGGAACTGAGTCACAATCAATCACTGATATAAATCTCTGATGCCAAGATTTAGAGTCAATATAGCTCCAGGTGTGTCGCAGATAATGGACGCACAGACAGAAGACGAAGCAAGAAAAAAAGTAAGAGCAGAAATAGCTAAAGGTGCTGTTTCACCATTTTATGATGAGCTTTACTTTGATTACGAAACAGGTGTCAATCTACAAGATTTAAGACAAAAACTTGGTAGAGCTGAAAAAATGACGGAAGAAAATGAAGTTTTAGATCAGCTTTTTAATAAAGTAAAAAAATCAAAATCTCCCTCTGAACAAGAAGACATAATGGAAAATGCAGTTGGTACTGCTGGTTATATTAGAAACACTAAAGGTCAAATTGCTTTGACACCTTATGGTTTAGAGTTATTAGGACAACCTGTTCAACAAAGAAAATTACAAGATGGTTCAATTATCAATCTAAATACTATTATTGATGAAAATAGCTTTAACCTTAAAACAGGAGATGCGGCTGATTTAAGTGGTATAGCAGGGCCAGTAGCATCAACCGTACTAGCATTTATGCCACAAACTAGAATATTAAAAGCATTTACTTCTTTATTTGGTGGTAGAAAACCTTTAGCTAATACTTTTGTCGCTGGTGGTGCATCTGCTATAGGAAAAGGTGGTGAAGAATATTTAGATACTTTAGAGGGGTTTCAGTTACAGGATCGTGATGAACTGACAGATTTGTTGCAAGAAGAATTTATTATTGGCTCTGTAGGTCAAGGTGTTTTTGGTGAATTGCCAGCTAAAGTTTATAGAATGTTTTTAGGTAAAAGAGCACCAATAGAGAATCAAAGAATAGTCTACCAACTATCAAAAAATAGAAGTTGGGATGACGTGCAAAAGCTTGATGAAAGTCTTGGTAGAGAGGCTTCTGAAAAAGAAATTAAAAAAGCTATGAAAGAAGGCAAAGTCAAAAAATTTGATTATGCTTTTTCTCGTGGTGCTATACCATCACAAACAACTTTAGGTAGAATGTTGCCAGGTAAGTATCAACAGTTTGCTGAACAGGTTATAGGTAATAACAGAGATGTTGCCAATGCTGCTGTGCTTAGAGCTGAATTAGACAATATATTATCTGGTATTAAAAAAGAACGACAAGCACTCAACTCATACATGTCCGAATCATCAAAAGAAGGATTAGATGAATCAGTAAATGCTGCACTACAAAAACTAAGACTTGATGAGCAAGATGTTACCACTGCTCTACAAAAATTACTTAAAGACATAGGAGCTGACGTTTTAGAAGTTAGCAATTATGGCAATGTACCTTCTAGGTTTGCTTTTGGTGAAACACTTAAAGACACTTTAGGTTCAGCAAGAAGTGCAGTCACAAGGGCAAGTGGAGAAAGATATAGAGCGGTAGATCAGAAGTTTCTAGATATAGCAAGTCCAGATAATGTAAAAATTGATAACCGAGGTAATGCAGTATTTACAGGCCCTAAAACAGAAACAGAAGCAAATAAAGCAAGGGTTGTTAATAAAGCTATTAACGGAGTAATTTTAAAACATGTAAAAGTTGCACAAGATCTTGTGGAATCATATAAAGACAGTGGTAATTTTTGGAAATTAAAACAACCAGGACAAGAAATATCTGGGGGCATTGTAGAACAACTAGATGGAATTTTAGGTAATATGGCAAAAAGAGCTAAAGAGGCTGTTGATGGCGATGCTCCAGGAATTAATTTACAAGAAATTAGAAATGATATAAGTAACATAAGAGACTTTACTACAGAAGTCATTGGATCATCACATGAAAGAAAGTTACTTACAGATGTTATGAGAACTCTTGATGATTACAACATGAAAAATGGTGTCAGTCTTAATAATGGCGATAGCATTCTTACTGAACTTGCACAAGATGGCAATAAAGTAATATCACAAGCTTTAGCTAATTCAGGATTTAGGTTAATGCCTAAAGATGCAAAAGTTATAAAAACAGCAGTAGATGATTTAAGAGAAGCTAACAGACTACACTTTGAAAGAATGCAACCATTTGACAGTATAGAAATGGATAAACTCATTTCAAATGCTAGGAAGGGATCTATCAACGCTGACAAGGTTTATGCAGAAGCTATACTAAAAGGCAGTAATACACAGCTCAATAACATATTTAAAGGTTTACGTGAATATGATGAGTATTTAGATAAAATGGGTAAAACAAAACTCAATGAAGCTGGTGAAAAAATCACTACTGAAAACTCTTTAAAAGCACAATTAAAAAACAGATTATTTGCAGATGCTTTTCAAAGTGCAACTAAAGATGGTTTAACAGATGTAGACTTTACACAATTTGCAAGATCAATGTTAAAGTTTGACATGGAAAATGCAGGTAAGTTTGATTCATTATTTACCAACTCCGCAACAGGACAACAATCAGGCACACGTGTGCTACAGACTATTAATCAGTTAAATATGATTAAGCCAAACTTAAAACCACAAGCATTAAAAAACCTTGTAAATAATTTTACTGTTAAAAATGCAAGTGAGGGTTTGAATGCTGAAGCACAAGGCAGAGCTTTTATAAATGGTCTTGAAGATTTAGCAAAAGCTTCAGAAGAACGAGCTAGATTTGAAGCAAATAGAGCTATATCTCAATTACCGCAAGCAGGTATAGAAGAAACAGTTAATAAAATATTTAGACCTGGCTCTGCTGAAAACATTAGGTTGTTAAGAGAAACTCTTGCAGAAACACCCGAGGTTTTTAACAGCATACAACAAGCTAGTATGCAAAAGCTTTTAGCTAAATCCATAGATTTTAATGGTAAAGGAAAGATTACAGATTTATTTAAACATCAAAACCTTAAAACGTCTCTAGATTCTTATGGAGATGAAACCCTTGAAGCTATGTTTGGAAGAGATATAGCAAAAGGTTTAAGAAACTTTCAAAAAGAAGTAGACGTATTGACCATAGGTGAATCTGGTAGAAGCGGAGGTGCTGGTGGTCTTATAGCTGCTGGTATTGCTGCAAGTATTGTTTTTGCCCCGTTATCGACTTTGCCTATTTTGACAAGTTTAGCTTTAGTAAGAGCTTTATTTACTAATAGAACTTTTGTAAGTTTAATGTCCAAAACAGATCAAGGATCTATTGCACAAGCAATAAGATTGTTTAATACAGCAGCTAGACAAGCTGGTTTGAGATATGTAGATGGTGAGTTAGTTCCGTTTGCTGAAGGTGCAAATACTTTAATTGAGAAAGGGCTTGGAACCAGTGCTACTGCTCTAGGTATCACAGATGATGATATCCAAGGACAAACTGATCAAGGTCTTAACATGTTCCAACAATTAAGAGATCAGGTCACTGCACCACTTAAAACCTCAGAACTACAACTACCAGATGTTCAACCCTTGCAATCACCAACGGATCCACTATCTCAAGAACGTATTGACTTTGCAGAACAGATTGCTGGTAGACCAATAGTTTAGTTATCCTCAAAGAAAGTAGGATCTACAGCTACAAACCTTTTAGCTGGTCTACCTTTACCACCTACTTTAATTTCAACTTCTTGTATCTCCCCTGCATTCTTAAGCCTTTCAATAATCTCTTTAACTTCATAAGACTTCATACTTCTAAATAGTTCGTGTCTGTCAACCTCTCGTTTAGATATACCCTCGCCATTCCTAGATCTAATAAACGATAGTACCTGTTTGATCTTGGACTCTGTTGCACTACTTGCCACCTTGTCTCTACAAGCCTCTATGAACAATAAATCATAGTATCTTATGAAATCTACAGCCCAAAGCGTCACATCTCCTGTAATGGTCGTAGCGTCTGGATTAGTTGCAAGAGTACATAACAAGGATAAACGCATAGCTTTCTCCTTAGAACGGCTTAGAAGTGGCTCTAAGTTGTCTTTTTCTAGTATATCTTGTCTCTTAACTATCTCTCGTGCAAAGTCTTGTAGTATCTCCTCTGATTCTTTATCGAAGCTTAAAACAATCTGATCTAAGTCTAACTCTGCATTATCACGAGATAGATCACTCATAGATCCTCTTTGTCTTCTAATGTAGTTTACCCAGTTTATAATAGAGGTTGGTGGCGTGTTGAATCTTTTGAGTTGTCCTACTCTCCTAGGCTCTTTAGATTCAACGACTACAAAACGGTTTAGGAACCCGTCTGCAATCCTGCCACCATTTAACGCACTGTAAAAATTCTTTGGTACGGATAGCCCAACCAATGTAATGGCAGGCTTATGTGTCACACGATTCATCATCATTTCTTTATATTGTTCTTGTACGTTCATAAGTGAGTAGTTATCTGGTCGCAAAGTACCATGACACCTACCCCAAGCTTCCATAAGTGTTTGTATTCCATCTTCTTTATTGGTATTACCAGATGCACCTATTGCCTCTAGTCTTTTACCAAACTCATCCATAATGGTTATCTGTGTAGGCCTCATCTTTAATACAGAGTGGACAGCACCACTTGAAGTGTAGCCATCTCCTACGATAAGCTTTTCGTGATCGCTGGCATTTAATACGCCTTCTACAAATGTTTTTATGTTTTCTTTACCTTGACCTGACTTAGCAATACCCATGAAGTACATAGAAGAAAAGTTATTCATGTTGGTTCTATAAATGCGACCACAGACTACACTGGCTAATGCAAGTGCTCCTATGAGTGATAACTCTGGTTGTGGAACTTGTGCTATCTCTTCACAAAACTTAAACATGTCTTTGAGTAAGCCAGGTGGGTTAAATAAATCTTTTGGTTTTTGTATGGTTTCTGATGCTTGTATGAACAATGGTGCTATCTTATTTTTTCTATCGTGTGTACTTTTGACGCTTTCTACTACGCCATCTATCTCATCTTGTGGTAAGGGGGGATTGTTATTTTTGTTCCAGTTTTGTAGAAAGATCTTGACAAATTCTAAGTTGACATTCTTGGATATAAGGTAGCCTGCAATTCTAGCAGCACCATCATTCCTGGATCCTTCTAATACTCCGTCCAAAGAAAAGGGAGCTGTTTGAACTCCCGTATCTGTCTTTGGTACACCTGTTATCTTTTGAAACTCTATCTCTGTAAAATCTGGTAAATCGTTGTAGTCATGTATCTTCCAATCTGGAAAGGTAACAGGTTTATATACTTGACCGTTAGCATGTCTGTTCCAAGGTGCAATGATAAGGCCACCTACTCCTCTTATATCTATTAATCTTTCAATGGGTGTTTCGGCAGTTCTTCTTGTAGCAAAGGTTGTATAGTTTTGTGGATTGTTATAATAGTAGTGCATACCCTTGCCAGTAATTACTTTGAATGGACAAGCAGGCATATTCTTTTCTACCCAATCCATAGCCTCTGGTGAGTCAGCATCTACTACAACAAACTTACCACAGACCAATGCTACCTGTAAGTTCTCTCTGTCTTTAAACCATGACTCTACAAGGGTTCTAGGGGGTCTAGACTCTTTATATTGCTCCCAACTACCGAGAAAAGATGGTGGTTTCTTATTAGATCTTTGTAGCGGAACAACATTATACCCATCATCATAGTAGGCAAGTGCTTGCTCCAAGGATGTATCATCCTCGGTTATGTTTAACTGAAACACACTAAGCTTCTGTATCTAGTATTTCAGATATGGATCCATAAATAGATTCATAATCTAAACGACCTTCAGTTGCTCGTATGATTTGTTTTGCTTGATTAATAGTTGGTTGTCTGTATCCGTATCTCCAAGACTTACATGACGCTTCAGAACAATCAAACTTTATTGCAGCTTCTTTTTGTCCTAAAAACTCAATGTAGTCTCTAAGTGAATACTTTTTAACCTTCCTGTCGGTGTGGTTTGGTTTTATTCCCATAGTTTCAAATTCCTTAAGTTTTCTTGTTGCTAATGTTTTTGTCCTAAAATAATAATTTGCTTGCCATGTCTGGTCTTCAATATTGGTATTCTCCATAACTTCTCCTTGTCAACATAATGTAAAAAATAATATTTTACATATGGTAACTATTATGGTTATAATATGCAAGTTAAATTTAAAACTACAGGAGAAGTAGATATGGAAATACAGAGTAGAATAGTATCTCCGCAAAAGTTAGTACAGAACCAAGGTGCAAAAATCTTGGTGTATGGAATGGCTGGAGCGGGTAAAACAACTTTAGCTAAGACTGCACCAGGCAAGGTACTTGTAATAAGTGCTGAAGCTGGTTTGTTATCTATCAGAGATGCAAGCAATGTTGAAGCTATAGAAGTAAAAGAAGCATCTGAAGTTATGGAACTACACAATGCTTTGAAGTCTGGCAAATTACAATATGACACCGTGTGCTTAGATTCAGTTTCTGAAATAAGCGAGATCTTATTGACATGGGAGAAGTCTCGTAGCAAAGATCCACGTATGGCCTATGGTAATGTCCAGGAATCAGTAACAAATTTAATGCGTGCTTTTAGAGATCTAAATATGCATGTGTTATTTCTTTGCAAGGAAGATGTAGTCAATGATGATGGCATACTTAGACATGCACCAAAGATGGTCGGAACTAAGTTAGGTGAGTCAATCACTTATTTCTTTGATGAGGTTCTTGCTCTTCGTATCATTGAAGATCAAGATGAGGACGGTAAGAACGTCCAAACAAGATGGCTACAAACTACTTTCGGTCAAGGCTACAAAGCTAAAGATCGTAGTGGCAAACTTGAAAACTTTGAGAAGCCAGATATAACTGCTCTAATTAAGAAGTTAGGGTTTACATTAACTAACGACAATAAAGGAGAAGCAAATGTCTGATTTCGGTGATGTAGAATTTTTTGATAACTTAGAGGAGATGTCATCTAGTGGCACACCTCTAGCACCAGACGGTGAACACAATGCAAAGGTTATTGCTACAGACAAATACAAGTCTAAAGCAGGCAACCATACGCTAAAAGTTACGTTTCAATTAGATGGCGGTAAGTATCGTGATCACAATGAATGGTATAACCTTTGGGCTACTAACGAGGACAACAAAAGAATAAGCACGGAGATATTTACCAGGCTTACTAAAGCTGTTGGATTTAAAAAGTATCCAGAGAATCATGGGGACTTTGTTGGTAAGAATCTTGTCTTAAAGACTGAACAGATTGATGATCAGTTTGAGGGAGATAACGGTGTTGTGAATACTAAGAAGACTAAGATCCGATTGTATTTGCCAGAAGCTGACTCTGACATGAGTCCACCAAAAGGTATGGAACCACCTTTTTAACGGTTGCTGTATGACTAAGGGGCGAAAGCCCCTTTTTTATTTCTTGTTTTGTACTAAAGCGTAGATCATCAGT